TAGCAAAAGGCAATATAGAACTAACAGAAGAAGGTATGCGTATTATACGCAAAGACACCTTAGACAACTATCAGCTATGCTACTATGTAGGAAATGAAACTATGGTAGTATGTAAACCAAGAGATGAGAAGGCTTGGTTATTTTATAAAATAAGATAATGGAAGATTTGAAGATATTTGGACTATACTTTGGTAATTTAATGGCATTGGCATTTAGCGTTAGTGAAGTAAACGAGGTACTAAAGATGCTTGTAATGTTAGCCACCTTAACCTTTACCGTAATACAAATTTATAGAGCACTAAAAAAATGAATAGTAGAGAAAGGAGAGAACTTAGGGGATATATAGGAAGTGGGGTGGTATTTCTTTTTGTTATCCTATTGCTTGTATTTCTTTCTTACGTTGAAATACCTGAAACAAATAATGATACTTTTAAACTTATTACAGGTGCTTTGGTGGCTACTATAGGTGCGGCAATATATGTGTTCATAGGTAAAGACCCAAACGAACTTATAGAGTTACAACGCAAAAACGATTCCTTAGAGAGCAAGGTAGAGCAGTTGGTAATGGCAAAAGACAAATTAGAAGAACTTCTTATCAAAGTACAGGATGACGTAATAGATAGATTGCTAATAAACAAGGCTATTGAACACGATGACAAACCTTAAATACTTTACACTTGAAGAATTTTCCTGCCCAACACTACCTAATAGTGGGGTTAATATGGATAGTGATTTCTTGCAGAAGTTGGACAACGCACGTCAAATTGCAGGGATACCCTTTAAAATCAATAGTGGCTACCGAACCCAAGAACACCACAACTCTATTTATAAAAAATTGGGAAAAGAACCAACTAAGTCTGCCCACCTTATCGGCAAAGCAGCAGATATACATTGCACAGACTCAAAAAGCAGATTCGTTATTATATCAGCGTTACTTGATGCAGGATTCACAAGGGTGGGGATTAGCAGTACCTTCATACATTGCGACTCGGCTGAAAAAGGTAAATCACAACAAGTTATTTGGACATACTAATACAGTTGGTAGTACGCTATGCCTAAAAAGAAATTTAAAGACACCGCAGTAGGTTCTTTCCTACTTAAAAAGATACCAAAGGTAGTTGGTGCAATAGCAGAAGATACACCTGTAGGAAACGTCATAGAAGCGATTATAGGAGGTTCTGATATGTCAAGTGAGGACAAAGACCTTGCACTTGAAAAACTACGGTTAGAACGTGCCGAAATGGATGGTGTAACTCGTAGATGGGTTGCCGATAGTAGAAGTGGATGGTTAGCACAAAATGTAAGACCATTAACTTTAGCTTTTTTTTCTATTAGCTATGTAGTAGGTTGGTATATGGGATATAGTTTAGATTCTATTACTGGACTTCTTAGTGTGGTCATAGGTGGATATTTTGGTAGCAGGGGTGTAGAGAAAGTAATGGGTAATAAACTTCATCAGTAATGGCAAAACAAATAATAGGAAACTACGAAAGAAAGCCTAAGAGAAAGCGTAAAGGCATACACGCTAAAAGCAAAACAAGTAGCCTAAAATCCAGTAAAATTTACAGTAAGAAATATAGAGGACAAGGTAAATGATTATAATTAGTTATAAACATCTATTTACTTTGTAAAAAAAAACGTTTACCTTTGGTGGGTAAGTGGGATATAATGTTAACCTATTTAATAAATACTATGGAAGATACTACTATTAGACAATTAGCTGAAAAAATAGCTAAAGATTTTGCATTATCAGTTAAACAACGTACTGATTTACTTTTAGAGTTAGATGCAAACCAATATACAAATTTAGGTATTGACAGTACTAAAACTGAAAAAACTAAAGTAAAAGCTGATAGTAAGTATATTTACAAGAATATTAAGGGTATTGATGAAGTAACTGGTAAGATGTTGCTTAACCATATGGATGTATAGAAAAACTATGCCAAAAACTGCTAAAAAACCAACACGAAGTAAATTAGTAAAGAAGTTAGATGTAGTGTTTAGTCAGTATATAAGACTAAGTAGTGCGGATAGAAGGGGTATGTGTACTTGTGTTACTTGTGGAAAGCAGTACCATTGGAAAAACATACAAGCAGGACATTTTATGAGTAGAAAGCATTACTCTACAAGGTGGGATGAAAATAATGTATTTGCCCAATGTGTAGGATGTAATATGTTTAAGCAGGGTGAACAATATAAATATTCTATTTTTCTTGGTTCGGAACTGGCAAATGAGTTATATTTGAAAAGTAAAGAAACAGTTAAGTTTAGTAGTCAAGACTTGCAGGATATGATTGATGATTACCAAGCAAAACTAAAGACTTTCCAGTAATTTTTGTTTTTTATTGTTTTATTAAGAAGGGTAGCTAAACGGTTGCCCTTTTTTTGTTTAAAATTTTTTTGTTATCTTAGCACTATGGAACAATTTACAAAAGCAGAACTCTATGGCAAGGTCTTAGAACTGCAAGAAGAAAACGAACAAATTAAAAAACAGTTAAACATCCAAAATGGTATTTACTATGGATAAGACACAACTTTACATTATTAAACAGAACGCACTTACTAATGCCAATGTATTTTGGCAAAAGGAAGAAACTAAGACACCTGAAAAGGTATTAGGTACTGCACAACAATTTGCAGATTGGGTTGTGGATGCAGAAAACAAAAAACAAACTTACTCTAAACCGTTTAGACCTAAGTTGGAAAAGAACACACCGCAATATTCAGATGCTATACAATATTTAAAAAATGGAGGTAGTATAGGAAATATAGAACAGAAGTATTGGTTATCAGACATAGTAAAAAGAGAATTAAATAAAATTTAAAAAAAAATGGAATTAAGAGGAACAATTAAAGTAATTGCAGAACCAGTTAGAGTAAGCGACAAGCTAACTAAACAACAAATGGTTTTAACTATTGAGGAAGATACTAAATACCCTCAAAACATTGCTATTGAATTTTTAAACGACAAGTTAGACTTGGTAAAAAAACAAAGCATTGGAGATAAAGTAGCGGTAGGAGTAAATTTAAGAGGTAATGAGTACAACGGAAAATACTACAATAACATAGTAGGTTGGAAGGTTGCAAACATTATAAACAACGAAGTTACTAATACACAACAAAACCCTGCGAGAGAGGGAGTAGATTTACCATTTTAATAATGAGGGGGGTAACACCCCCTTTTTTTTATGCTTAAAAAACTAAAACAAGGCGATAAGTTTCCTGTGGATTTTTGGAATTATAATATAAATCCTATATTGGGATACGAATACAAACCTGAACCAAGAGATTCTAAAAAAGAAAAGTTAAAATATGGACTGGAAAACAACCAAATAAGATGATAGCGCAAAGTAAAGCAATACAAGACAAAATACTGGACATAAAATATGGCAGGGTAAAGGAAGGCTTAAAGATAGGAGTACCTGAAATAGACGAATACATAAGGTATAAACAAGGCGAGTTTAATTTATTAATTGGACACGCAAATGTGGGTAAGACTACTATAGTATGTTATCTATTAACCTTGTGGGCAATAAAGCACAATCTAAAATTTTTAATTTGGTCAAGTGAAAATACACCACAAAGCATAGTAAGAAAAATCATAGAATTTAAAATGGGTACACCAATACACCAAGCAGAAGAAAAAGACATAGCTGATGCGGTAGTATGGTGCGATAAACATTTTAAGATTATAGACGTAGAAGATTTATATACTTACAAGGATTTACTAAAAGAAGCTAATGCAGTAAAAGATGCTTGGGATTATGATGGTTTACTTATAGACCCTTACAATAGTTTATCAAAAGACCATCAGCTTTTAAGAGCGGTAGGAAGCCACGAGTACGACTATCAAGTAGCTTCTGAACTTAGACTATTTGCAAAAAAGAAAAACATAACTGTTTATCTTAACGCTCACGGAGTGAGCGAGAGCCTAAGACGTACACACCCAAAAGGACACGAATATGAAAACCTACCTATGCCATTAGGAATAGCGGGTGTTGAAGGTGGGGGCAAATGGGGTAACCGTTCTGATTCCGTTTATTCGATACACAGGTACACGTCATCTCCAAGCGATTGGATGTATAGCCACATACACGTTTTAAAGGTTAAAGAAAATGAAACAGGAGGTAGATGTACACCATACGAACAACCAATAAGGTTAAGAATGGCATTAAACAACGTAGGATTTGAATACAAAGGGCAAGACCTACTTAATTACAAAGAGTTAAAACCAATAGAATTTTGAACACAGAACTAATTTTTTTAAGTCCAATAGTACCTTTATTTTTAATGCTTATGTTTATAGCAGGTATATTTGTAACTATAGGCATAACAGTAGGCGCAGAAATTATAATAAGTCCTATAAAAGGATTTGTAATTGGTGCTTTGGTTCATAACGAAACTTTTGAAGAAAACAATAAAGAAATTACGGAATACACTTTACAATGTTTATTAGGGATTATAAGTGTAAACGTAATATGGCAGACGCACAATGGCTTAAAAGAGTAGCAGAACGACACAACGAATGGATTAAGATAGTAGAGTCTTTTGGGGAGAAAAACTTTCAGGAGGATATTGTACAACAAGCATATCTAATAATATACAAATACGCAAGTGAAGAAAAAATTGTGGAGAAAGGTGTTGTTAGCAGGGGTTATATGTTTTTTACCCTTCGGACTACTTGGCTACAGTTTATTAATGCTAAAAGCAAAATCAAGAAAATTGAAATTGACGATGAAGAAACTTATACGCAAATTGCAGACGATTCGGAAATGGATGACCAAATAGGTTACAACGAAATCACCACTAAGATAGATAACCATATAGACGGTTGGAGGTGGTACGACAAAACGCTATTTAGATTGTACAGGGACACGGATATGTCTATTAGAAAAATAGCAGAAGAAACCAACATAAGTTGGGTAAGTATATTTAACACACTAAAAAAGTGTAAGGAAGAACTAAGAGAAATATTTAAAGAGGATTTTGAAGATTATTTAAATAAAGATTATGACAGAATTTAAAGGCGACAAAAGAACAAAGGCGTACAAGGAGTGGAAGAAGAACCACGCAGAATCAAGTAAAGGATTAGGAGATACAGTAGAAAAGATAACTAAGGCTACTGGGATAAAGAAAGCGGTCAAATGGATAGCAGGAGATGACTGTGGTTGTGATGAACGTAAAGACAAACTCAATAAGCTTTTTCCAAGACGTAATCCTGAATGTTTAAACGAAGATGAGTTTATGTATTTGCAAGAGAAGTTTGAGAACCGCAAAAGCACAATACTATCAGACGAACAACAAAGGATGTTAGAGATATTTAATAGAGTATTTAATACTAATATGCCTACCACAAACTGCAGTCCTTGTTTTAAGAATGAGGTATATAATAAGTTGGAGAAACTTTACAATGAGTATTTGTGAAAAGCTGGAACGAACACGACCTATTTTTATATCTGCAAACTTGTTGCTACCCTGATTTAGTAAAGGCAAGGAAACAGATGTCTAAATGGGATTGCTACAGTCCTATAAGTAAACATAGGATAGAACTTAAATGCAGGGGCGCACACTATGATACTTTACTTATAGAAAGAAAAAAGTACGATGCGATGATTAGTAAGGCAGACGAAAACTTAGACATACCCATTTACATAAATTCCACACCACAGGGAGTATATAAATTTAATTTGTATCTTGTGAAACCAAAGTGGGAAATACAATACCATAATAAAACAACCCATTTTAGCAATAACAATAAAATAAAAAAAGAGGTAGCTATGCTTCCTGTTATAGATGCTGAAATACTATGAACAAAAAAATACACAACTTAAAACACATTAACTACTTAGCCAACTTCGATATTATTGCAAATACTTTCTTAGAGTGGCAGGAGAAGAAACCAACTGACACGGTAGATAAATTAATGGGTAGTCTTATAGACATTAACTACTACATTACAGAGATATATTCTAACGAACTGTACCACAATGAAAGTTTAGAGGAATATAGACATAGTAAATTACGAGCAATAGAAAGGGCGCAAAAAGCAGAAAAGAAAGTAGAGGAACTTGAACAACAAATAGCAAAAGTTAAAAAAGAAAAAGAATTAGGACTATGAGCGATAGTAAAAAGAAATATTGGGAGATGCAAACTGATGGCATAGTAGAAGATGTTAAATACATAATGGACAAACGTAGTGAAAAAGGACAAAAGGAATACGGAACTACCTTAGAAGATAACCCTGATGGCTTTTATAGTTGGCTTAATCATTTGCAAGAGGAACTAATGGATGGAGTGCTTTATATACAAAAGCTAAAAAAACTCAACAAATAGTTTGTTAATTAAATATTAATAAGTAGCTTTGTTAAAAACAATAAGATGGATAATTACAAACATTACCTTTGGTCATTTTATACAGATGACGAACTACGCAAAATAATAGAAAGTGGCAGTACACTTAAAAGCCACATAGAAGATGCAAAGGTTGAACTAAGTAACAGGCAAGAATCACAAGACGAAACACTAAAACTATGATAACACTACTAAACGGAGACGCTTGGGGTAAAGACGAAATACTTACGCAGATGGTATTGGATGACTTTTACTATGGTCATTTAGGCAAGTACGCACTAAGTAGTAGTAGTTTAAAAACATTACTTAAAAGTCCAAAGACTTACAGGAATACTATACAGTATGGAAGCGATACAGATTCACCTGCACTTAGACAGGGAAAACTTTTGCATTGGATGGTATTAGAACCACACAAAATAGATAAGTTACACTTTGTAGATGTTTCCAGTAGGAATACAAAAGTATACAAAGAGGCATTAAGTAAACACGGTGAGGTTTATTTAGAGAAAGAAAAGAAAGAGGCAGAACGTCTAACAGATGCTTTACTAACTAACGAAGAAGCGTTACGACTAATTAATAAGTCAGAGTTTGAAGTACCTGCAATAGAAATGTTTGATGGTTTTGCAGTAAGAGGCAAAGCGGACATATTAAAAGACAATGAGATTATAGACATAAAAACCACAACTGATATGGCTACGTCTTTTAGGTATTCAGCAGACAAGTGGGGGTATGATTTACAGGCTTACTTGTACACAAAACTATTCAACGTAGATAAGTTTACCTTTTTGGTAATAGATAAAGGCAGTTGCGACATAGGGGTGTTTGAGGCAAGTGAAGATTTTATAGCAAGAGGCGAGGACAAATATAGACAAGCAATAGATTTATATAAATACTTCTTTGTAGAAGAACACGACTTAGACCAATATGTACTAAGGGGAATATTATAAGGGGAAGCCGAAAACCTTAAGAGTAGGCAAAACAATAAAACACATATTATGGAAAAAATTAAAATTGGAAAATTTGAAATTGTAAACATTGGTAAATTAAAACCAAGTGAATACAATAGAGATATTAACGACAAACACGTTGATAAACAAGGTCAAAGTTTATTAGAGTTAGGATGGGCAGGATGTATTGTTGTAGATAATGACTATAATATATTAGACGGACATCACAAGTACAATTATTGTAAGAAACAAAAAATACAAGAAGTACCAATCTACAAGATGACTTGGTTGAAAAATTTAACAGGTAAAGAAATATTATCTGTAATACTAAAACTAAATGCTAAAACCTTGAATTGGAAACCCGAACAGTTATTATCAAGATATGCAAAATTAGATTATGACTATTCTGTAGCGAATAAAGAACAAGAGTTTTATGGGATAAAACATATGCCACCATCTACATTAGTTTATGCTTTTTTTAATAAACCAAGCAGTTCAAATCAATTTAGAGAGGGCCGATGTAAAATAATAGATTTAGATTATACTAAAGAAGTTTTATCAGAACTTTCACGTCTTAGAAACGAATATGGAGATAGTTTAGTGGGTGGTTCTTCAATGAGGGAAATTGCAAGACAATCTTGGAGTATATATAAGAAGAAAATAAATTTACAATATCTAATAGACGAATATGAAGATATGTTAAGCAGTAACCACCAATATTGTTATAATATAAAAGCATTTAAAAAGTATTTCGACAAAAAAATTAAAAGGAGTGTTAAATAGAATACATAATGAGGACTGTTTGACCACAATGAACAGGATGGAAGATAATTCTATTGACGTTGTGGTTACTTCTCCACCTTATAATATAGGTAAAGGAAGAAGAAACGGCAATAGTGGTGTATCGCTTAGTTATGATAGTTATGATGACAACCTATCACTCGATGAATATTTTTTACAAACAAAAAAATGGATAGACGAACTTTATAGAGTAACAAAATATCATATTTTTTATAACATACAAGAGGTATCAGGAAACAAAGGTATAGTAAGATATATACTAAACGAATATCATAATAAAATTAAACACACCTTTTTTTGGGCTAAACCAAACCCACCAAGTACAATTTTAGAAACAGGAGTAGCCAACGGAGTAGAATATATATTTTGTATATCAAAAGACAATCCTACAAAACAAAATTTTAATTATTGCAACTTTTCAAATTACAAAGGAGATTACATTAAAAACGTAATAATAAAACCTGTAAACTCTGACAAAGAAACAGATGGACATTCATTTGCATTTGGAGATTGGTTGCCTAAACATTTTATAAACTATTTTTCTAAAGAAGGAGATTTAATTTACGACCCTTTTATGGGAACTGGTACTACTGCAAAAGCATCAATACTTTTAAACAGAAATTATATAGGAAGTGAAATATCAAAGCAATATTGTGAGATAGCAGAAAAACGATTATTAAAATATAAAAACCAACTAAGAATGTTTTGAATAAAGAAATGAAAGAGTTTTACTTACTTGCACTAATAGACTTTCAGAACGGTGTAAGTATGGAAGAAATGTATAAAACATTAAAGATGTATGAGGACTTGGAAGATTATGAGGCTTGTGCAGGAATACTAAAAGCAATAAAAGAATACGAATATGACAATAGACAAGATTAAAGAAATAGTAGAAAAAGAAACAGGAGTTAATTTAAGCAACCCATCAAGAAGGTCAGAATTGGTTTACGTAAGGGCATTATACTATAACCTATGTAGAGAATATACTTTGCATTCTTTGGAAGCAATAGGCAAATCAGTAGGAAAGAACCACGCAACGGTCTTACACGGTATAAAACTATTTAGAGATTGGATAGACCAACACGAAGAAAGATATATAAAAGCCTACGAAAAGATGGACAAACTTGTGAGCAGGGAGTTTAAAAAGGAGAACCGAAAATACAAGGGCAGAGATTTCTACAAAAGAAAATACGCTAAGACACTTGTAGAACTTAGGGATGTAAGAAACAAACACAGAAACCTAAAGAAGTTAGTAAATGTTTAAAGCAATAGCAATATTTTATTTGACTGCAATAGTAGCCTTGTTATTAGTTTTGTTCTTTAACAAAGATTAGTTTTTTTTATTGTATAATTATTAATAATGTTTTTTAATTCTATGGATGGTAGAAGAAATAATGGAGGACACAAGACCGCAGGTAGAAAGTCTAAGGCAGAAGAAGTAAACCTAATAGAGAAACTTACACCTTTAGAAGATGCAGCTTTTTTAGCACTTAAAGAAGGAGTAGAAAGAGGGGACTTTAAGTTTGTTCAACTGTTCTATAACTATTACGCAGGTAAGCCAAGAGAAACCAAAGACATTACTATCAACGAGGACTTACCTTTGTTTATGGAGGATTAGGGATAACCACAACCCTAACCTTCATTTTGTATGCGAGTAAAAAAAACCATTGCATTTCACAAGCTAAGAAAGCTACAAAGTAGGATACGAATAATTAAGGGAGGTACTTCGGCTTCTAAGACTATATCAATACTTTGTTTGCTAATAGACTATGCCATTAAAAACGAAGGCAAAGAAATAAGCGTAGTATCTGAAAGTATTCCCCATCTTAGGCGTGGCTGCGTCAAGGATTTCATTTCAATCCTAAAAAGTTTAAATAGGTACAAAGAAAGCCAATACAATAAAAGCACGTTAAAATACACCTTTACAAACGGAAGCTATATAGAGTTTTTTAGTACAGACCAGCCTGATAAACTAAGAGGTGCCCGCCGTACAGAACTATATATCAACGAATGTAATAACGTACCCTTTGATGCTTACACACAATTAGCAGTTAGAACATCAGGGACAATATGGTTAGACTACAACCCATCAAGTTTGTTTTGGGTGGACAAGGAACTAATAGGTAAAGAAGATACGGACTACATTACACTTACCTATAAAGACAACGATGCATTACCTGAAACCATAATAAAGGAAATAGAGAAAGCAAGAGATAAGGCAAAGACATCTACCTACTGGTCTAATTGGTGGAGGGTTTACGGTTTAGGGGAAACTGGTTCTTTGGAGGGTGTATGTATTCCTGACTGGAAAGAAATAGACACAGTACCAAACGAAGCAAGGCTATTAGCATATGGTATGGACTTTGGATATACAGACCCTACCACAATCATAGGATTATACAAATGGAACGAATCCTACATAGCTGATGAAGTATTCTATAAGTCTAATACGGTTCTAAGGGATGTTAGCTTGTTTCTAAGGCACAATAATATAAAAGACAACATAATAGCTGACCAAGCAGAACCGAAGTCCATAGAAACGCTTAGAAGGGATGGACATAATATCTACCCTTGTACAAAAGGTAGGGATAGTGTAAACTTTGGAATCAACCTAATAAACCAAAACGAAATATACGTTACGAGCAGAAGCAGGAATCTAAAACGAGAACTACAAGGATATGTATGGGCAAAAGACAAAGATGGTAACACGCTGCCAAAACCAACAGGAGAACATCCTGACTGCATAGATGCATTTAGATATGTATTAACAGACACTTTAGAAAACTCACACAGGGGACAATATTTTGTATATTAAAAATATTTTATATATTAGCATCATAAAACAATAAATATGAAACGATTTAAAAACAGTTACGAATACAAAATGGTTAAACAGATAACCGCAAAAGAAAACAAAAAGGCTTTAAAGAAAGCGTCAGCAAGTTTTTTATTACTTATGACATCTATGTATTTAAGTCTATATGCATTTTTATGGTTTGTACAATGGGTATGGCTTTAGATAATAACTTCTTTAGACTTTGGCTGCAAAAGCAATGGTGTTGGGACAATGGATACTTTGTTGTTCTAAAACCTATTACTAAAGGAACTTACAAATCAAAAGTAAGAATCAACTTAGACATACAAAAAAGCATACAACAAGGCAAAGAAGAATATATACAGAACTCTGAAAAATTAGAGTATAAAATAAACGAACTCTACGAATATATGTACAATACTTTTAGTTAGTTAATTTTCATTTGGTTAGTTTGGTTAAGGGGGCAGAAAATGCCCCCTTTTCTTTTTATACATAATTGTCGTATTTTTATTGTATTAATATACGATTATGAAAGTAGATATATACATACCTGAAAAGTTATCTGATATTACCTTAGAGCAGTATCAGAAGTTTGCAAAGCTGAACACAGAAGAAAACCAAAATAGTAACTTCTTGTTACACAAAATGGTTGAGATATTTTGCAGACTGGATTTAAAAGACATAGCAAGAATCAAATACCAATACGTTAATAGCATAGTATCTGACCTTAACAATATCTTCAATGCAAAGACAGAACTAATACAAACCTTTAAACTAAAAGGTGTAGAGTATGGGTTCATTCCAAAGTTAGATGACATTACATTAGGGGAGTACATAGACCTTGATAACAACATCTCGGATTGGGAAACAATGCACAAGGCTATGGCGGTACTTTACAGACCAATTACATTACAAAAGGGTGATAGATACCAAATAGAAGAATACACCGCAAAGGAGGACAACGAGAAGTTTAAGGATATGCCATTAGATGTAGTTATGGGTAGCCTTGTTTTTTTTTGGAGTTTAAGCAGCGAGTTGTTACAAACTACCCTGAAATATTTAGCGAAGGAGATGGAGGGGAATCTGACTATTCAGCAACGTCAAGCTTTGGAAGAAAGTGGGGTTGGTATCAGTCAGTCTATGGGTTGGCTAAAGGCGATGTTACCAAGTTTGACAATATCACAAAACTAAATATGCACAAGTCATTTATGTATTTGGCTTTTGAAAAGGAAAAGATAGAATTAGAAAAGAGTTTAATTAAGAAACGATGAAAGGATTTTACCAAGTAACAGACAAACTAAAAACGCTTCTAAATGCAGAGCCATTTGTAAACACAGTTACCTATGGGAGTATTGACGATGTAGATTTAGACAAGCAGAGTATATTTCCTTTGTCGCATATTATAGTAAACAACGCAGTAGTAGGAACTAAAACCACAACCTTTAGTATTTCGGTTCTTGCAATGGACATAGTAGATATATCCAATGATGAAGTTACGGATACCTTTGTAGGAAACGACAATGAACAAGACGTACTAAACACACAACTTGCATTACTTACAAGGGTAATAAACGAACTACAAAGAGGGGATAGCTATACAGACAAATATCAAGTGCAGGAAGATGTTACTTGTGAGCCATTTGTAGATAGGTTTGAGAATAAGTTAGCAGGGTGGACTGCAACCTTTAGCGTTATGGTGGTAAATGATATGACAGTCTGCTAATGACCTTTGCACAAACAAAACAAGCCTTAGAGGCATTTGCTAATACTATTATAAAACAGTCAAAGGGAAACCTTAGAAGGCACCGTAATAATAAATTCATTACAGGTTCATCAAGTGGGGACTTAGATGGTAGTTTGGGATACGACTTAAACGTTAGTCCTAATAGCTTTTCTTTAGAGTTTTATATGGCAGAGTATGGTATCTATCAAGACGAAGGTGTAAAAGGTGCAGAGAGTACTTATCCTAAAAGCAAGGACAGTAGATTCCAATACAAAAAGATGCCACTAAACGCAGAGGCAAGAAAATCTATAGGTAGTTGGATAAAAAGAAAAGGTATAGATGGTAATATAAATAGCTTAACTTATGTAATAGCAAGAAGCATTTACAAAAAAGGTCTAAGGGCAAGTTTCTTTTTTACTAAGCCATTTGAGAACGCATATTTAAAA